ACCTCGAAGCAAGGCGTCGCGCATCCAGTTCGACCACTTTGGATGAATATCCATAGTGAGTTGGCCAGCGCGTCTTAGCGACATCATATAACTGATAGTCTCACGGGCCCGGAAGGGCTTAGCGACTGCAGATGTATGAATAAGAAACATAGACTGAATACTAAAAGACTCAGTACTAAGGATCTTGTCTCTAAACAAAACCTCTCTCTCAGTCAAAGTAAGCCAAGGGCGAAGCCCTTCCTTATTCATGAAAGAGAGCGGCACAGATAAGTACGTTTCAGAAGCAGCAGTTGGCAATTCAGCCAATTGATGATTTGAACGAACTTTAGCAGAACCTGGAAAAGGGCCATACGTCATGGTCTTTTCCGGAATTTCCGCCAAAAGTGCCGTAAATGTTGAATGATAGCATGTTCGATAATCGCAGTTAATATTTTTAATATTAATTGAATTACAAACGTGATAAATATCAGCATAAGTTTTGATCCTTCGCTTAAGGTAGAATGGACGGACATTGTGCCCTTTGAAATAGTCTGCACCGCAGCTTTCTTTAAACGGACCAAAGAGAAAACTCTTTGATTCGTTCAGAGAAAAACCAGCCCAGGTAAGGGCTGAAATTACTGCGGGTACGGAGTTGTGCCTAACAATGATATCATCGCCGTAAACGGCTATGTTATTTTTGTCAGACGCGTGTCCGTTATCCTCAATGGCAGCTTTACAGATGCCATAAAAGATAAGACTCTCAAGGGGGAAGGTGAAACCATTTCCCATAGCTGAAAATTTCTCGTACGTTACAGTTGTGCCGTTTAGAGTCCCGGTTTTATGCCGAAGATCATCTAAAAAAGCAACCCATAACGGATCAAGAAGTAATTCAACTATTCCACTCGATATAGTGTCAGAAGCTGACGCTAAATCTAAGGTGGAAAACTGGGAAGGATTGATGTTAAGGTGATCACCATAGAACTGAGAACCAAGCTTAGCAAACGCCTGATTCTTAGTCTGATCGGTGAGATCAACACCAAAAAGCTTAAGTCGTTCTTGCATATAGGATTTAACTCCTAGTTGCAAAAACATATTTAAGCTTGTTCCAACTGCAATGGGTCTGTCAGTTTGGCAGTCCTTGGGCACGAATGTTACTTTATCACTGTTCTCTTGAACAACCACATCTCGAAAGAGCATAAGCTCTTTTTGATATTGTGGCGCTCCGGACGGAGGCAACTCCGTACGCCTTCCTGATGATTCGAGATAATCGATCCATCGGGGGTCGGATGAGATAGCAGCACAAGCATATAGAGAAGCATCAGACGAGCAAGAGTAAGGTAAGTCGGCATATTTGTAATATGAAGACACCTTAGATCCCTTGTTTGTAAATGTTGCTCCCGGACCATGACTACCCTGGTTTATAATCTTCATTATTAAACTAGGCTCAAGTTCACCTAGCACGTCGCTTATGAAGCTTCGTGCTTTGTGCACCCAACGGGGTGTATCAGAGGGCTTTAGGGCCCCCAATCTTTCGTTAGTCTGTCTACATTGCTCTTCGGATGCAGCCCATTTCTCAATGGCTGTGGTCCGAGGGTCAACTGGTAGATCAGACGTCTCGAAAGGATATTTCTTGAGTAATGCCATGATCTGCCGGTGCGCAGAAACCTGCGCAACATCTTCTAGCCCAGTATACAAACGTGTACGGGCCTCGAGATGACGACCGAGACTAAGGTACTCACTTACAGATTCCTTATCACAAACGGATAAGCATCTGCATAGTAAGTCCCAGTCCAGGTAGCCGGCCGCCTCTTCTATGTAAAGGCGCAAAATTCCCCACGGATTGATCTCTCGATCTAAGTCTGTGGTTGGAACGCGCTTACGCGCGTTTCGTGGATTATAATACTTTCGCATGAAAGGTTTCCTTAATGGTGGAAAGAGCTACAGCTGGGTTTTACCCAAAACTGCAGCGCTTTCAAAATCCGCGATGTCTAGTGTAGACAATCGTGTGAAAAGCTCCTGTACTTCGGCTGCAAGGGTTCCAACTGGTAGTGAAACTACCAGTTCAATCTTTGCATCCTTAATATCAGAGCCACCAGCCGGGTTAGGTACAGAAACAGAGCGAATCAAGTTAAAACTTGACCGCCTATTTCCGTAACTAGCACTAGAACGCTTAGGAGCGTTACTAGTAACCGTGAGCAGATCTTTAACAGAATCGGTATGAGAAACGCCGATATATGAAGTTCTGTTCCCTTCTGTGCGATAAGCATCATAAGCTTGCGCCTCTGCTGCTACGTTCTTTAATGCAATAGACATCACTGTCTCCTTTCTAAGTACTGAATTTAATCGCAGCGCATGCGCTGTTTTACTTGCTGGCGATAGCCAATAAGTCGATTATTTTAGGAACCGATAGGTTCAGATCAAAGTTTATGAAGGAGGGCTCCACATTCGGGCTACGAACATAGTGGACGCTATTGTAATTAATTGGTACAACAGCTTCATGTCCATCTATATCCGTAATCGTACAAATACCCACAACATGGGTAGTCTGACGAACCGATTGGAAACCACCCTCCACATTATAGATCGGGTTTGGATTAAGACTGCGAAAGAAACCCGCAGTATTAACGAACCAATCCACAACAAACGAGAAGGGAACTAAATCCCAAGCCGTAGTTGCTAGGTTGAACACCCCAGTGGCAGATTGCCCTGGGAGGTTAAACCGTAGGCGTCCGTAAACAGCCGCAGAGAGAACCTCTTCCCACATTTCGGAGCATTCGAAGGCATAAGAATAGCCATCAAATGAACCGGTGGTGGAAATGGAGTTGGTGCCCGAATTTGTTTTCCGGGATCCAAATCTCTGAAGCGGGCTCAAGGTATCTTTCTCGATAGCTTTAATCGCACCTTGAATGTCATACATCAAGGGGCGAACTGCATATCGAGCTTCGAGCCAATAATCACGAACGTCACTTTTGGTGGTTTTTCCAAGAAAAGAAAAATCACCACGACGTACGTTTTTAATGGTCCTAGCTACCTGAGCCATCTTGTCTCTAATAAAAGAGACAGTTTTGTTAGCTTCAGCCAGAGTAGATAAAACCTCTATCTCAGCACTCGAAACTTTAGCGTAAGCGTCCTGAAAGACGCTATCGCTATCGTTAAGAACAGCTGGTCTAGTTAAAGGCGAAATTAATCCTAAGTACGCGCTCTTGGAAAAACCAAGAGTCGCGGGAGACTTCACAACAATCTTAAGAACCACTGCAGCGTAGGTATTGCTACCCCCGCCACCAGCGTTCCAAGATGTTGTAACAGACTCCTCACCATCTTTAACAAGGGTGGTAGAGAAGGATTTCTTTGACGAGGTCATAGGGTTCACAATAACTTGTGCACCCTTCAGTTTTTTGAAGCCGCTGCCCGTAACATCAGACATAGTCTGAAGATTATAGTCAGTAACCATTTCAAGATTTGACTCAAAAGATGAGCCATTTTTGAAAACTGAAAACCTTGTACTCGTAAGGTAAGGCGATAAGAGGTCTAACAGCATCGTTTCCGTTGCTATTGGATCAATATACCTACCGGAAGAGTCCCAAATAGGAGGTGGAGTAACAATATCCAAGCCAAAATCGGCAAGCACTATATTATTGGTGCTTGTGATAATTGGCGCAGTTGTCGGTGTAGATGAAAAATTCCAAGATACAGTGAGAAAGAACGTTGCGTTCTTAGCTCGAGTACCAAGGGTATCTGACATCAACCCATCCCCGGTTTCACGATAACGATCAGTTGTCACAAGCTAAGTCCTCAAAGAGGACGAAAAGTGTGGTGCACAGCATGGTGAGTCCTCGATTCACCACTGTGTGCAAAACCGCTAAAGCGGCG